GTAGCAACTCCCGCAGATGTACCAGCAACGCCTCCAGCACCCACCGTGACTGTGAAAGTGCTTCCGGCTGACACACCAGATAAAGTGTTGGTCAAGTAACCACCGGCACCACCACCACCACCGCGACTCCACCCCGCGCCACCGCCACCGGCGACCACCAAATAATCGATGCTAAACGGAGGTTCGCCAAACGCTGCAATCATCCCATTGAACTTTTTGTAGTCCCTTATGGAACTGTTAGCCATACTCGTGACAGCCATAACCGCCCCCCTTAGACTGTTACTTCAGCACCAAAAGCGTTGATGCTCAACTCGCTCGCAGTACCCGCAGCAGCCACAGAAAGAACATCAGTAGCCTCCATCGCAACACCGAGAGTGAGCGTGGTGGAATCATTCGCGGCCACCGGCACATCGTATGCCAGGAAGTGAAGGTCGCTGATCGCATCCCCATCGACACGCAAAGCCAAACGGAAAGTGTCAGCAGCGCTCGCCCTGTTCGCAATCACAATCGTGCTGATAACCGTTTCCGTACCAGAAGGCACAGTGTAAAGGTCAGTTAGCGTAGAGCTTGTGAGGTTCAGTTGCCCCAAAACTTTGTAAGAACTAGCCATTGTCTTTCATATCTCCTATGCACCCATGAGCAGGAAAGTCTGCTCAAAACCAACATCAGCACCACCGGCAGCAATCCAAGCGCTCCCAGAATAATACTGCAAAGCATCCGCATCGCGGAGGAAGCAGTGCTGACCTTCCGCCGGTGCAGTAATCGCAGCATCCCGAGCAGTCGCGTTAGCAAACACAGGGATCGCCTGATCCATCAAATAAGTCTGCACATTGGCAGCAGTCAAAACCCCGCCAGCCGTAAAGGTGCGATATCCAGCAGGTGCGCCAGCCATGAATCTCCTAGAAAGCTAAGTGGTTATCGTCAAGTATACCGAACACCGAGTCATCCAACACGAGGAAGGCCCAGTCGAAAGAAGCCACACTAATCGAAATATCATGGCGGACAGTGTCAATCTCCTGGTTGACGCTAATGATCTGACCGTACTGTTCAATTGGATCCCCAATATCATTCGGGGTGAACTTGATGAGGATCACATCACCGAGCTCCAACCCCAACACAGTAGCCTTATCGCCAGTGCTCATCGTGTTCAAGTTCATGCTGATTGTTTCAAACCGGTACTCAGGGTCACCAAACTTCTCCACCAAAAAGTTAGCCAGATTCTGCAACTGTGACTGGCTATCAACCACAGTATCCAAACCAATCGAGGTAATACCGTATGCGGTCTGCGATCTGCTATTACCGGCCACGGCCGTACCTGCTGCAGAGGTCACCACAGCCTCGTTATACAAAAGTTCCTGACCATAGTTCACAGCGGTCAACGTGAACGCAATACCCGTACCATCATCAGCGAACGTCACCAGCCCCGAACTTGTCGGAGTCGCATCCAAACGATCACGGAACTGAATGTCACCATTCTTCGCAATAAACAGTTGCCCCTGCTCGGAAGCACCCGCCACAAGCTGCAAATACTGGAGGGCGTTACCCTCAAATACGTCAGCGCCCAGCTCTGACACACCAGCATCAATCTGCCGTTTATCTGCCGGCCATTGCACATCCTCACTGTCCAGGATGGCGTTCACGCGGGCACCGGTCAGCTGTGGTGTCGCAGTCCCTGGCGTCAGCGTTTGTCGCGCAAGCAAAGTGAACTCATCCGTACCGACAGCCTGAGCAATACTGACCCCGCCAGGGTTGTAGTTGAAGTTCCAGTCATCCACAGTGGTCGTGATTTGACGGACACCATCAACGGTTAGGCGCAACTCCCTGCGCGGCACAATCGCACCCGCAAAAGGTGACGCAGAATATGTTGGGTCAAAAGCGCGATCATCGTTATTCAAAGTGAGGTTCAACGATCCTGCAGAGAACCGGTCAAGCTCACGATTCTTACCGCGCGAAACACTCGCAGTAATCAAGCGGTCTGTGATGTCTTTGAACACAGTGCCACCCAAAGTGTAAACAGTGTTATCGAGGACACCCGCTACAGGGTCATCGAGGATGAAGCCTTCGACAGCTCCGAGCTCTACAACGGTTGCCATTACGCGCTCGCAAACACAGGGCCAGACGTGCGCTCATAGCGTTTGATAGCAGTAACAATCTGCTCCCCAACCTGTGCACCATTCGTACCCATACCAGCGTTCACGTTGATGTTATAAACCCGTTTGCCACCACCCGCAGAGCCCGAAGAAGCAGCCGCACTCATCGCACCCACACCCATCGAACTCATAGTCATAGTCGCATTCATCGCAGGAATGTTGCCGGAAGAAGCTGCCATCATCCCAGTCATAGCCTTCTCGACATCCTTCGTGGAGGACACAATGCCCTCAGCTAAACCCTCACCCAGATTCTTACCCATCCCCGCAAACACCTTCGACGGGGAACTGATACCAAAGAAGTCTTTGATGTCATCGACAACACCACCAAAGAACCCACTAATTTTGCCTCGGAGCCAACCGGTCAAATCTTTCATACCCTGCCAGATACCGCGGATCAGTTCGCCACCAGCCTCGATTAGTGCTGGAACAGAGGCGATGATGGCCTCAACGATAGCGCTAATAATTTGTGGCATGGCCGCGACAATCTCCACAATGATTTCTGGCAGCGCCCCGATTAGCGCAACAAACAAATCAATACCGGCCAAGATAATTTCAGGGAGCAACTCCATGAGCGCCCCGATGATGCTTGTAATAATTGTTGGGAGAACAGCAACAATGCCTTCAATGATTTCCGGCAACGCTTCCACCAAAGCCAAGAACAGTTGAATACCAGCTTCGACAATGGCAGGGATGGAGGCCAGCAAGGCCTGCGTCAGCCCCGTAATAATTTGCGGTATGACAGCGACAATGCCTTCGATGATGTCTGGGAGCGCCTCCACAATCGCCAGAAACAGCTCCAAGCCGGCCTCAATGATCTGTGGGATAGCGCCGACCAGAAACTCTGTAATTGACTGGATGATGGCCGGTAAAGCTTCAAGTAGCACGGGGATAGCAGCAAGCAACCCGTCAACCAGCCCCATGATGATTTTCAGACCAGCCTCCAGAAGCATCGGCAGAGAGTCAAGCAAAGCTTGCACCGCATTCAACAAACCGTCAACCAAAGTGGGAATCAGTGTGGGCAACGTGTCCGAAATGCCCTGGGCCAAAGCAATCACACTGTCAACGCCAGCCTCAATCAAAACCGGCAACAGCTCCATGATGGCCTCAGCCATATTCTGAATCACGCCAGGCAACATGGACATGAGTTCCGGCAAAGTATCTGCAACACCGCGCAGTAACCCGTCAGCCAACTGGATCCCCGCATCGAGGATGGTGGGCACCAGATTCACGATCGTGCCAGCCAATGATTCAACAAGCGGGCCCGCAGCAGTAATCATCGCAGAAAGCGCCTCTGGCAAAGCATCCGCAATGTTCTCTACAATCGGCACCACATTCTTGACAACAGCCTCAAACGCCTCCACCACGTTCTCCGCAAGCAAACCGGCGTCAGCGTTCGCGTCACCCAGACCGGCAACCAAACTGCTTGCTGCCGCCTGCAACATGCCCAGAGAACCACTAATCGTTTCCGTCGACTCTTTAGCAAAGTTACCCGCATATTGAGAAGTGTTGTCGAGGAACATCTGCATCGCCATGTCAGCCTTCTCAGCAGACGTGGCAGTAGCGAACGAAAAGTCTGTGATGCCCTGGCTGGCCGCATACGCCTCAATAGAGGTGGCATTCATGGCCACACCCAGGTTGTCCATCATGGTGAAGTTCCCCTTTGCGGCCCCCGCCACAGAGTCCATCGCAACCTGCATGTCAATACCCATGACAGAAGCCATGTCAGCTGCACGCTGCATAGCATCCGTGGTCATGTTCAGGGCATCTTCTTGCTCAATCCCGGAACCCTGAAACAGGGCACCCATCTTGTTAGCGGTCGCTAAATACTCTGATTGAGAAACACCAAGATTCTTATACGCCTCAGCGCCCTTATCCTGCAAGGCCTGCGCGAACTCACCGAACACCGCCTCGGATCCACCCAGGTTTTGCTCAAGCTCCGAGAACGCCCGCACAGAGGACACAACAAGCCCCGTGGCTGCAGCACCGATCGCCAACCCCATGACACCGAACGCTTTACCAGCAGCAGCGGCCACATCTTTCGATTGGGCACCAAAAGACTTCAGACCGTCTTGGGCTTGACGCAAGCCCTTCGGGTTGAACGAGGATACAACCGGTAAACTAATCGCCATTAGCTTTTAGCCTTCAACTTACGATTGACCTTCTCACCGTACTTCTGCAAAATGCCAACAGCAATGTTGACCACCCTGCCCTCCTGCTCATACCACTGCGGGATTACCCAACGCCCACGATCACCCAGAGGGTAACCTTTAGTCCGCAAACCCTGCACCAGGTTCAAACCGCGCTGGGTCATACCTGACTTATCTTTACCCTGGTTAGCTGAACCCGCCAGCTCCATGATGGCAAACGCAGGCTGTCTAAACTGAATGGCAACAAGCTTCTGACGGCGAGCACGCCTTGCTCGACCAGCAACCTTGATGCTAGGGGTAGGCTTGCGCCAGAGATACGGGGCTTCACCACCCTTAGCTTTTGTGAACCCAGACAGCGGGCTACCAGCGGGAATGTTCCCGGCCAGCTCTTTACCAACCGGTTTTAGCTCGCTACGAAGCTCTTTCTTGAACTCGTTGACCAGGCCAGGCTCCACAGCTTTGAGCTCATCCAACAGAGCCCGATAATCCTGCGGTTTGATAGTGAGAGCTGCTGGCATGGTACTTCTATTCTACTTGCGCCCACGCTTGCCGTTATGAGCTTGAGAACGGGAAACCACATACCGGGTCATAGTCCACAGCATGCGCGGCTCAAGTTGCAGTAACTCGTTTGGGCTAATTCCTGTTTCGACAGAAAGCGCAGCAATCTCCCAATGGAGGCTAGAGTCGCCTAGCCCCACTATTTTTTTGAGCCCGCGCCCTCCGACACAATGGAAACAGACTCGACCCACTTACTGAACTCATCCTTAGTCTGACCAGTCCGCTTGAGGACATGCCAGGCAAGAAAGAACAAGTGAGTGAGCCGAATCTCCTTCTCAAGGCGAGCCACACTCAAATCGAAGTGCGACTCAAAGGCAATCAGGTCAGCGGCGATTGCAACACAATCAACCGTTGTACCGTCAATGAACTGAACTTGTAGGTTTATGGGATTCATGTTACGCGCCAGTTCCTCTTGCGATCGTGCCCTCGGCCAACGGGAACGACACTGACAGCGTGGCCAGGTCACCAACGCTGGAAGCGTAAGGCTGGTACTCGGTCACCAAGAACACACCACTGTAAGCGGGGTTCGTTGCTGCGGTCGCGCCAGAGGTCGGTGCGATTACAACAGTTGCCTGCGATCCCAGCAGAGGGAACAGGGTGGCGTCAACCGAACCTGAACCAAAGTCCTGGTGGAAGTCGAGCGAGATGCTTGCATCTTTGAGGCCCGCGATCCTTTGAATAAAGGTATCGCCAAAAGCGGTAACTTCCTGCTCGGCCGCTGAAATGTCGAGGGTCGCTGCAGCCAAGCTTGAGCTGAAGTCAGTCCCGTTGATTGTGATTCTGTAATCAGTAGCAACAAACTTTGCCACAGTTTTCTCCTTATTAGTCTGCGTAGACAATGACAGCGAAGTCCGCTGACAAATACGTTATATCCCCAATTGTAATGGATTGCACGCCACTCATGTCAGTGACGCGGAGGTCGAAGGCGTTACCGTCAAGAGTCTTGTCTGACTCTATAGCAGTCTTCACCGAACGGTTATCATTATCTGAAATCAAAGCATCCAACGCCCTCTGCGCTGACGCTGTAGCGACACGACCAAAGATGACAGAAACAACGAAGTTATATTCGGTCATGCCCCGCTGGAAAGCCTGATCGTAACTCACGGACTGTAACGTCACGACTGCTGCAGGCATCATCGGGTTATCCGGCACATCCGCGTAAGTGCGAATGCCAGAGATGGTGCCCAGGTTTGTGGCCAGGGCAGTCCGCATTGCCGTTATGGTCACGCCATCCTCAGTTTCCTGTACGGGTCGATGAGGCGTTGCACGTCAGGGTCTTGTCTTGCACTGACACGCACGACCCCGATGTCCCCAAATCCAAGCACCCCGGTCGGGGATTCGTTGCGCTTATACGCCCTGAGTGCGGCCAGGATGGTGGCCTGCTTCACTGCGATTGGGACACTAGCGAAACCAAACACACCGGTGATCTGCACGGATGCTTGCCCAGCGTTGATGTCGCGTGGCTCATAGATAGGCCACAGCAGTGAACCAATTGCGCGGATCCGCGTGAAGGGTGTTTGGATTCCACCGGCCACACCATTCAACGGTTCCAACTGGTAGTCCGAGGTTGTCCAAGTTTCATCGAAACCGCCCTCGCCAGTCGTGTCAGACTTCAGCGTGTCAATAGATTGAATGTCATCCGTTTCGAGCAGGTAAATGTCTTGCGGGATATAAACCCGTGTGGCCGTGCCAACACTGTAAAACACTCGTTCACAGTAGGCGTCGATGTCGCGTGAAGCGGACTCGATCGCGAGCTCCAGGATTGCATCATCGAAGTTATCTGTGATGCGGGCTGCCGCCTTGATGTCCTCAAGGGTGCAATAGCCGTTAGTGATTGCCATGAAAACCTCCGCCTTTAGTTTACCGGTGTTAGTGCGGTTGCCTTGAGCCGGTTACTCCCAGCCGTTCTCCCTACGCACCTGCACATCCCACACACCAGATCCGTAATCCTCCCGCGAAACCTTGTCCCCGTTATACGCCATGTTGACAGTGAATGTGCGCGAGTTGCATGACTGGAATAACTCATTGCTTTTCAGCGTGGAACTATTCTGGTGATCCATAGGAACTTGAGCTCGCACGATTGGGACATCCGCATGCTCAGCCCGCCTCTTATAGTCTGTGTCCTCAAAATATGCAGGGTAGAAGCGTTCATCGAACAAACCCACGCGCCTCACAGCGTCATAGCCGAGCGAAAACGCTTGCCAATGGGGAAACATATCAGAAAGCACTATGACGCCTGTATCGGGCTGTGAGAGCCCCTGAAGGGCATTCGGGTGAAACACCACATCATTAGACGCGAAATACCAGCGGTCAGCATACGGGAACATCTTGATGCCCAGATTCCAGGAGGCGGCCACACCCAAGTTAGCGGGCATAGGCAAGTAAGTAACTTCGTCAATCGTGTCTGGGATCTGTAACGGTTCGTCGCGGTCAGCCTCCAGGCTTGCCCCGTTGTCAATAATCAGCAGGTGCTCGACATCGCAGTCAATACTGCTGACCATGCTCTGCAAAAGGTCATAGCGGTTCAGCACCGGCACAATAAGGTTCTCCAACATCAGACACCTCCGAACGTGTGACCCTCAAGATTCAAATTGATAAACGGGTTCAGTGAGTGCACTTTCGCCCCGTAAGTTTCCTGCAGGTACTGCTTCATCAGTTGATGGTGTTCGTTGTAAAGAGCCCAGGGTGTGTGACCATTCTTCACCCTGTAAGTATCCACCCGATGTGCACCGTCAATCGTGCCACAGTCCGCGCCCACAAGCATGATGTGGCTGGCTCCGAGGTGTGCTGCCAAGTGCATTGCCCCATGCAGGCTGGAGGATCCGTAAGCGAGTGTCCCCTTCTTTGGTTTGTGGGTTGTCAGCGGGTTCCATGCGCCACCAGGGGCACTGTAAGAGTCTTGCTTAGCGAATGCCACATTGTCTGGGATGTGGCCGCGCCAGGGCTTATGGGAAAGAGTGTCGCGCTCCAGGGTGACAAATGTGGTGACGTCGCTAGGGAGGAGTTGCGCAACCACATGGTGGTAATGGCTAAACACATAGTCAGCTTCAAACGCTAATGACTCTGCTGCAAAGTTCGTCGCGACCACGGTCTGATCCGCAAACAAACCAGCATCAACATAGTTCAGGGATGGCCCTGAGCCGAGCACCCAGACAAGTTCGCCAGCATGCCTGGCGGCTAACTCCTGCAAGTCAACCAAAATAATCTCTCAGGAACGGCATCCAATACCACGACCACACCGTTTCCACATCGAACTGCAACGCAAACTTTCGACACTCAGCATCGAACCCGCGCTCCGACTCATACGCCTTCTCCAACGCGGACACTATTGAACCCAGCATTGGGATTTGATAAAACGCCTTTTGCGGTTCATCCCAAAACGGTTGACCCTCCACAAGCCAACAGTTATCGGCAACCAAGTCCAGGGAGGCAGCCCACCCAGAAGCAATCACCTTAGTGCCACACGCTTGGGCCTCCACAGTAGGCACCCCAAACCCTTCACCATACGAGGTGGCCAACAGCACATCGGAAGCCGTATAGATAGCGGCCAAAGTTTCCTGCGGGTAACCCCAACGCAACTCATCACGGTTAGCAATCGTCACAGCATCAGCAGGGACACCACACGCTTTCAACAGCACACCCAAATCGAACCCGCCCGTATTCGGTGCAGGATCCGTGTGCAAATAAAGGTGTGAGTCAGGGAACTTCTTGTGGAACATGGAGAACGCCAGTATGGCTTCGCCAAAGGATTTTCTGTGGATTAGACCGTTAGCCTTGTTCGCTGCCACCATCGACACCAGGAAAGTATCCTCTGGCACACCCATAAATTGACGGGTAGGAACCCCATCAACCTTGTCCGTCTTTTTATAAACTTTCGTGTCAATCGCGTGCGGAATATAAACCGAATCTATACCCGTGTCATCCATCTGACGTTTCCCAAACGGTGACATAGCCACCGGCGTCACGTTGTCACGCTTCAAAAACTGGGCAACACCAGGAGGCATCGTCACATGATCCAAAGGCACCCATGAAATAACCGGAATGTCCGCCTCCCATTTGTTGTAAACCCACACGTCATACAACGTCATGATCGCACCAGGCAGGTCGGCGTGCTGGGCGCGGAAGTGCTCAAACCAAGTAGTCAACACATCCTGCGAATAAGGTGCAACACCACGCGGATAGTGTTGCACCTCACCATGCTTTGTAGGGATTTTGCTGATGGCACCCTCAAGCCCATAGTTAGAAAGCACAGCAGTTTTGACACCATGCTCCATCAGCGAGCGAACCAAATGGTCAGCTTGTTGGCCGTAACCCGTAGGTGAGCCAGGAGAGTTTGATGCGAGGGCAATCAGCCCTTTTATTTTTTCTGTAGGCATACCGCCCAGCATAGCGAAAACCCCCGCCGCGAACCTACAACACGACGGGGGCTTTCAGCCTATGGACTACAACTTAGGCAAGCTGCAGCATCTTGATGTGAGCGTTACCGTTGGCCACGCCTGCACCAAGACGGTAGACGAAGCGGTAGCCCGTCACGTCGTTGGCGAAGTAGGCGTCAGTCGAGGTCGCAACCTCAAGGCCCGTGGTAGCAACCTTCACCGAAGGCAAGTGACCGAACAGCACGGCGTTGTTACCAGTGCCGATGTCAGCAACTGCCGGGTTCTCCAGCACAGGGTGCCCAAGAATGGTGGAAGGTCCACCAGCAACCACATCGAGGATGTAGCGGCCATCGTTGTCCTTCAGCTTGCGGATTGCACCGAGCGTCGAGGTGTTCACCATGTAGGCGGCACCAGGAAGCATGCGGGCCATTCCGTCAACGCTGTAGGCGAGGTCGATGAGCTCGTCAGCGGTGATGGCGTCAGTCGTGCCAGCGGTCACACCGGTTCCAGCAACAGCGGTAACTGCAGCGTGGATGACAGTGTTGGCGCGGGTACCGATTGCGACACCAGCCTGCTCAGCAATGTTTGCTTCGATGTCGAAGCCAGCGTCCGAAACAAG